ACTGTGTTTGTTGAACCACCTGACATATCAAACCTCTCTTACCCACTTGCGGGGTCGAAAACCTAACGCTTTAGCTTTGCGATCCCAGCCTTTACGCCACGAATCAAAGCTGATAGTCCTTGCGCCACCTTCTCGCGCAACCAAGAGAACATGATCCAAGCCTGCATCAAAATCTCCCTTGCCATAAGCGCACCAAATATGCAAATTATCGCTGATAGGCTGAAGAACAACAAACCCGCAAGGATAACTGTCCTCAAAGTACATCCAAAGAAGTGATCGTCCCGCAAAGCAGTCCGAGTAAATGTCTTCAGGTATCCACGCCTCTGGGCTTTTCTTGAGGATGGTCTCCAGCCCCGCCCTAATAAACGGCCAAATTTTCCTGAGTTCGTCTGGCTTGATGTATCTTGCATTCATCCAACCACCACATATCCATAGGTCATGTCAGACGTTGAATTCGGGTAATGCGTCACAGTTGCAGATCCATTTGTTACGCTGGAGACGTAAATAAGAGGGCCGTCTGATATGTGCTGCATAGTCAGAATGACTGAAGGCGTAGCCGGCCTCGTCGGGCTTGATTGAGTACCTATGTACTCAAGCCTAACCTGAGTGCTTGTTGCTGCCCAGATAAGCTCAACGTAATCATTAGCAGCAAGATCAACAAATAGATTCAACGCCGCAATCAAATGCCCGTCTGTCCCACCGTGAGAATTAGGAATCGAGAACTGCGAATTAGAGTTTGCTAGATCTGTACCGTTTTTTCTCAACCATAGGTCAGCGTCTTGGATCTGCGTATCAGCGTTTGCAAACTGCACAGAAAACTGGAGGTTGTACTTTCCCGCCGCCCTAACATTGATTCGGCTTGAGTTAGAAAGATAGACGTTGTTCGTTAAATCAGTATTCGAGAATGTGACTGCATAGGATGCTGTTGTGCTCGCAGCCGTTTGGTCGTTAACGTCGTAAAACGAGCCGTATGGCAATCCGCTTACATAGGCAGCAGCAGAGTAAGGGGCAAGGATGATCTTGCTTTCTACCCCTATTCTCGCGTCTGTAATCGTGGTTGTGGTGGCGTTTCCTGTGGCAAGCGTTACCGTTCCGGTGTTGTTGGTCTTACCGTCCATGATGTTACGGACAATTTCGGCAACCGCTCGTTGATCGCCACCAAAGGGAGGCAGCGTACGAAAGATCATCTCACACCTTGAGGCACAAGCGTTACATCAACGCCAATAGCGGTTTTCCAATCGGAACCTGTTGGCGTTAAGGCAATACGGTGATAGTTGCCACCAGACCTAACAGAGATTCGATTGTCTGAATTGGCCGTGTAAGTTGTTGTTGGGTACTGAGGAAACGTAGACAGTAATTTCCTAGACAAGATCTGAATGCTTCCAGACCCATTATCAACAACAGGTCTCACAAGCGTACACACAGAAGGCATCCCGTTGATAGACAAATCTGGTGTTCCGATAACCCCTGTGGCCGGATCTCCAGAAAAGGCAACAATCTTTGCGCCTTTAACGCCCGTCATTAAAAGCTGACCGCCCGTCCATGTATACGAGTCAAGGCTTGCAGGAAGGCTGTCAATGCTCCCAAAGATGTCGAGACCTTCTAGGGTATAACCCGCTGTTGTAGCGGAGGCTATGGCTGTCGATGAAGCAATGTAATCAATATTTGCCTCGCCGTAACTCCACTTGTTCAAGTTAAAGTTGTAGATGATGACCTTTTGTACGGAATCGACAGAAGGGTAAGACCAAACAATGAGGTTGCGTAGCGGCTCAACAGCAACGGACATGCTGTAGGTTCGCGCAATATCCAAGTCGTTAAAGAACCACCGATCAACCTTCTCGGTAGAGATAGACTTGATTGACTGTCCGTCACAGACGTAGAACCCATCTTCAGACAGAAAGTAGGATATGCCTGCATACTTGATGATCGAGTTAGGTTCTAAACAACCCTGTCCCGTGGCTATCGTGTCAAACTGAAATACAAGAGGGCTTCCAGAGTAAGACATCCTGACGACACCACGCTCCATAAACACAAGCCCGTACTCGCCGCCCGTCAAGCCTCTTACGTCGCCAGCATCAGGTATGTCTTGGTAGTCCGCCTGTGTTGTTGCCGCTGGTGTCCAGTTTGTTTCGTCGCCAAGTGCAGACCACTGAACCCTGTTAGGGTAAATGGTTGACCCATTGTCATACCCGCATACAACAAAGTCCCTCACAACCGTGACATAGCGAGACTTCGGAGCATCTGCCGCAAGATCCGCAAAGAGTGTTGATGAGTCTAATAAAAATCCCTGCACCCTTGCGCCGCCATTTGCGGCTATGACTCGACTACCAAACTGAGCAAATCGCCACCGCTGCCTGTCTGGGGTAGTGTAGTTGCCCGTTTTAGACACGTTGTCCATGCTCTTGTCTGTCGGGTCAAGCGAAAATAACTTCGTTGCTCCTCCAGCAAATAACTTAAGTACACCCGTCGGAGATCTTGCAGAAGCAACCGCATTTAAGTTCTCAGACGCAGAGTCAGACCACTCCTCTACTTGAGGCAAAGGCCCGTAACCGTTAGCTTGTGGAACAACATTCTTAGCGTCAGTGATCGCTCCTGTTGCCCCAGGCTGATCGGGCATCCACTCACCAAAAGGAACCATCATCGCTTGGCCACCATCATTGTGAGCGGCACACCCGAATACTGACTCTCTTCGTCAGAACGGGTTAAAGAAGCGATAGCTCGATCATAAAGCGCACCCCAAGTCTGTAGCCTGGGGTCGTTCATAATGTAAGGCTCGGCCTCGCCTAGTGACGCATAGAGAAGTGCGTCCGGACAGGTCGTAAGCCAGAGATTTGACGTATTGCTCGTAGAGAGAAACGCAGGGGCTGCGTAGTACAAGATCTTGATCGTGTAATCGCTGTCAGGAATTGGCGCAAATTGAATCGTAGACCCAAGGATGGTGTAGAAAGCCGGTACTCCACTTTCGTTCGTCCTACCGTTCCGAATGAAGATGCTCGGCGTTGCGAACGTAACAGGGAAGTCGGGGTCAGAGTCAACGTACACATCCCTTGCTTGCAGGAAGTCGCTAGGCAGACTAATTGTCGCGCCGCCAGAGGTTGCCGTTGTCGATGTTTGCGTAAGCATTTGACGCAAGCGTAGATCTCGACGGAGCCGAATTTCTGCAAGTTGGATGAAGTCTGGGATCGCGGAAGTAAGATCATCTCGTGAGAGATAATTAGCTATGGTCGTCTGAAGATCGCTGTAAGTGCTTAGGGCCATATTCGACATCGCTCCATCGGTATTCGTGCGTCCCGATGTGTCCTATTTCGAGGCTCAATTCGTGATCCACGAAAGTCTTTATCCCGTGGTCTAAGGCTTTCACACAAAAATGCACATCTTCGCCAATTAGACCACCCGCCCCCCATACTACATCAAACCACGGCTGAGGCATAGCCTCAAACACAGACTTATGGGTTAACACAACCCCAAATCCTACAGCCGTGACTTCTTCAATACCCTTCTTGCCTCGACTCTCGATCTTCTCAAAGATCTCTTTGTCTTGATGAAAGTTGATTGCAGTCGGTAAAACAGGCTTACGCCTTGTGACTGCGTTCACCCCGACGATCTTTTGTCCGTGTGCTAACAACCGTTCTAACGTGTTCTTTGGAAACCTCATGTCGGAGTCCACCCAAAGAATGTACTCGGCACCGTCGGCTAAGGCTTCTTTGGCTAAAGACTCTCTCTGACTGAATATGAGCGTCCCAGGAGCGGTGTATAACAGGAATGATCCACCCGTAATCGCGCATCTGTTAGCCCCATCGTATGCAGCCAGACGAGCCATATCAAACGCCGTACCCGTCATCATCGTGTCCCGACACGGAACACAAAAAGCTATCTTCATACTTTTCCTGGGCGAGTTCTAAAGTGTCTGTTTTCGGGGTCGTTCATCCACGCCCTGAACTTCTTTTCGTCTGCGACTGCAAAGCCTCGCATGATCCCTTGTTTGTTAAGGTCGTCAATCACCGCATAGGGTAATTGAGCGTAACGTGTCCACTCACCCCAACGCTCGCGCTCATCGGTTGCGTTATAGAGGGCTTTGTTCTGCTCGATGATCGCAGATATGTCCTGAGTTCTCTCAAAGACAAACTGATCGTCAGTTGCGTGAAATTTAGTTTTGAGCATAAAAAAAGGGAGGTTGTTACGCCTCCCTCTTTTTTACCACAGTTTTTACTACGCTGTCTTGAGATCAGCCAGGATACCGTGAGCAGCCTCGTTACGCATCTCCAAGGTGAACTCTGCAAGAATCTGAGTTTTCTCGGAGTCGCCGGTTTTCGCTAACTCATTGGTCTGGAACGGACGCAGATAACCAACTGCTGCGTATTCCGGATCAAGGATGAACGCGTCGCGGCTACGAACGAACCTATCAGGTACAACCGAAATCGAGCCGAAGTCACTCAAATAGACATCAGCCGCTCCGATGATGGTCGTCGGTGCGTCAGAAGGAGCCATGTAACGCTGTGCTGCGATACCCGCGAAAGCAGAAACGGTCTGCTTGAGAGCAGGGCCAACCACGAGGATCTTGGGGCTTCCACCAGAGGTGTAAACCTGCTGAACGCCATCCTTGAGGATCGTCTCGGTAAAGGTGCGGGTCGTACCATCCGAGCGAGTGCTCACGCCGATTGTGGTGGGGTTAGCACCGTCGGTCGTGTTGTAGTTCGAGTTGGTCTTGAGCCAAGACAAAAGCGAACCCAACTTGCGAGCCGTGGATGAAGTGCCAGCACTGCGCCCCTGGTTGGCAGCAAGAATGGTCTCTTGGTCGCGCTTTAACTCCTGCGAAGCCTTGGAAAGCTGGTAGGCTTTTTCTGCGCGTCTGCCTGCAAGGTCAACGGCCATCATGGTTCCTGACACCTGGATCGTCTTAGCAACGATCTGCGTGTAGTTACCGAGACGGGTCGTCGGGCTGATAGTTGCTGCGGTTGCATCGTCACCTTCAACCTGTGCGTTGTTGGTTGTTGCTGCGGCCAAGGTGTCAGTCTGCCACTCATGATAGACAGCCGTTGCTTTGGTGCGAGCAAGCGACGAAAGGATAGGTGTCTCGGTCGGAGAGATGTTGTAGATAACATCGGTGAGATCTTCACGCTGACCGATAGCGGTGAAGGTCTGGAACGTGCCTGAAGGAACAGTCATTTCTAACTCCTGATTACAAGAATCTTTCAAAAACCCTTGCAGCGTCTTGCCGACTTCCTGTCTTGCGTAAACGCGCAAAGTCCTGTTTTGCTGCTTCTGTGGATAAGCTCTTACCAGTGGCAGTCCCAGGCTTGAGCAGTTTCGGAGCCTCGTTAACTTTTTTGTTAACCCCAGGCTTTGACTGAACAAGTTTGTCGTACTGCGCGGCTTTCCACAATGCTAAAACAGCGCGTGAGTCAGTGGCATTTGCTAGTTCCTCGTCGGAATAACCGAGGTTCTTAGCGTAAGACCTGAGTTCTGCTCTCACCTTTTCTCCC